GGCTCGCCGGGCAGCATCGACGGGTACACTCGAATCATGCGTAATACTCCACGCGGGTGAATAGGCGCTCGAATTTTCTTAGCGGCATCCATCGGACGCCGCGTTTATAGTCGCATTCTACCACGCCTAAGCGGCCATCGACGCGCCACACGACGCCGCAATGCCAGGCAATAGCGCCAATATAGCACAACGCAAATGCCCCATGCTGCGGTTCGCATGGCGCTAGATGCTCGCCAACCTCCAATAGCGCAGCGCCAGCGGCCTGTTTATCGCGTGGGTCTACATGCTCACGACTCGGCAGCAATGGCGCGCCAAACTGCTCATGGCGAACGATGCGCGCAAATCCGAAACAGTCCACATCGTTAGGCCCGCGCCCGCTGTCTTTGTAGGTAAACCGCTGCTGCCATTGCTCAATCATTGGTATCGCAGCCCCGGCGCAAATTGCGCAGTGTAGCGTTCACGCGGCCACGTACGCCCAAGAATATCGCGGAATGAGCATGTTACCTGCACGCTGCTTGCGTTCATTTGAGCGCCCACCACGATCATCGTTAGCGGCTTTTCAGCTGGCGCTTCTGGCTGCGATTCCAAATAGAGTCGATACGTCAGCGTGATTTGCTCATTTTCCTCGATAGCGTGGTCAAGCACCGCCTGGGCAACGCCTGTTACGTTATCAATCGCGAACGTTAGATTCTGCTGCCCGCTGGTGTCGCGCTTGGGTAGCGCCACGTCTAGGCCGGACGCTTCAAACGTAACCGTTTCGCTTGTCTCTAGCGTAAACGTCTGATCTTCAAAGCCTGTGCAGATGCGGATAGGTGTTGCAAACGCAGGGCTTGATAGCTCAATCGTCGGTACCAACACCTCGTTATCAGGTGCGCTCGCATACACTTTGGCTAATATGGTCATTATCGCCCCTGTCGCTGTAGACCGAACGTTGATTGTAACGCTTTTGCACTCCGTCCGTTGCCTGTCACATCCGCTATAAACACGTCGATAAACTGGCGGCCATCGGTCTGACGCTCTACCACTTCGGTGCCTTGCGGCGCGTTATGCACATTAACATAAACCGACGTTTGTGGCGCATTGCTTGCGGCTTGCCCGCCCATGGCGCGCTGCGAACGGCTGGGGTTGTAGTCGTTAGCGCTACGCCCAATAATGCGCGCCGTGTCAGCGGTGCTTGTGATATTGGCCGGGCCGTTGACAATCTCCGGCCCGTTCTCGCCTGCGATTCCCCATTGGCCGCTGGGGATTCGCCCGCCTTTGTCGAATAGGCCAGCGAATGCACTCGCAATCCCTGAGCCGCCGCCGCCGAAAAATCCCAATGAGGCGGTCACTGCCTTGTACGCTAGCCATTGCGCTATCATTTCACCTATTCCCGCGACCACTGAGCGTGTTAAGCCTTGCATCAATGACTGAAAACCGTCTTTGAATGAGGTCTGTTGCGTCAAAACGTCAGCAAACATGTTGCCGAAGCTGCTGGTGAAATTCTCCGCAAGATTGGCGTTTAGCGCATCGAAGTCGCTAAACGCAGACTCAGCGCTCGACAACCATTTCTCGAACGGGTCTTGCTGCTCGCCTTGATCCTGCTGTTCACCACGCGGCTCAAAGATACTCGGATAAGCCGCCATTGCGTCATCAAAGCCACCCAGCGATTGAACGGTGTTGCGATAGGCTTCGGCTAGTCGGTTTTGCGCGTCTGCTTTGTCGTTGATTAACCCGGCCTCTACCGCCTCATCAATCATGGCCGATTGTTCGTTGTATTCGCGTTGCGCTGCGTTTAACGGGTAAAGCTGGTCGGCTAGCGCCTGTAGTGCTCGCTGACGCTGGTCTGCCGCTTCGGCTGCCCGCTTAGTGGCTTCGGTGTTTTCTTCGGTCGATTCGGTGTTTTCGTCGGTTGATTCGGTTGACTCATCCTGCGCTTGATTGCGCGCTGTCCAGCGGCGTATTGTTTCGCGGTTGGCGGTGTTACGGCGCTGTTCGATTTCGAGTAGCTTATTCTCGGCGTCAGACAGCGCCTGCATGCCCGCTATTTCAGCGCCAACGCTACCGCCCTCAAAACCTAGCACACCGCTGCCACGGTTTTCGCTGCGCAGGTTGGCTAACTCTTCACGCGCTGCGGCGGCTTTCAGTGTCGCTTGGTCTAGCTCTGCGTTTAGCTCATCTAGGCTGCCTGATAAGTCATCATCCGACATGCCACGCAGCTCAGTGCGCAGGTCGGCTATTTGATCTTCGGTTAGTCCGGCTTTTTCGGTAGTCAGCCCCAACTCATCACGAAACGCATAGAGTAAACCGCCCGCACCAATGAGCAATCCTAGCCCAGTGGCGCTAGTTAGCGCACGAACAGCAACCGTAATAAGCCCAATCCCGCGCGCTGCACTGGCAGCCGCTGTGGCGGTCTTGAGCATGGCACCCGCGCCGATAAGTAGCTGCGCAGCCAAGCGTCCACCGTAAAGCGCCGCAACCGCCTTACCGATAGCAACAATGGCATCCATATTTTCAGACAGCGTGACAATGCTACTACCCAGCGTTCGTACGGCTTCCTTCACTTCCTCGCTTGAGCCAACCCACTCGATTAGATTGGTTCGGGCCACTTCTAGCTGTTGGCCGAACGTTGCAATACTGGTGGCAAACCGCCCGCTTATTTCATCGCTTGCGCCTTGGAGTGCGTTGACCACGATTTCAGCAGTGATGCCGCCAGTGGCCGCAAATTCGCGTAGCTCGCCAATGGTTAAATCTAGCGATGCAGCGATGGCGCGCATAATATCGGGCGCTTGCTCGGCCACGCTGTTGAATTCGTCGCCACGCAGCGCGCCGGATGCCAAGCCTTGGCTAAGCTGTGTAATAGCGGCGCTGGCTTCCTCTGCGGTCGCCCCGGATGTTGCAAACGATTGGTTGATGGTTGTAGTGAGCTGTAGCAAATCCTCTTGCGACAGCCCAAGCTCAGTCGTTGATCGGGCAAGTCGGGCGTACAAGTTCGCTGTTGACTCAAAATTAGAGCGCGTATCGCGGGCCACATTGACAAGCGCTTTTTGCACCGCTGTTAATTGCTCGATGCTGTCAGTCACTTGCCTTAGCTGGTTTTCAGCGTTCTGCCATGCGTCTGCGTAGCGGATAACTTCTCGCACAGACAGCGCGCCAATTAACCCCTGAATAGCGTTTCGCGCAATGCCCGCCGTTTGCCCAAGCTGGTTATTTTGACGACTTAAGCGCTCAGTCTCTTGCCGTACAGCGCGGGTGACGGGGTTAAGGTTGCGGTATGCGCGCTCTTGGCGCTGCGTGGCCTTCGTCGAATCGTCAAAGCTGCGCTCCATGCGGTCGGTTGAACGGTCAACATCACGCTCCGCCCGCAACAAGCCAGACGTGTCAGCGTCTACGCTGTAGTAAATCCCGCCAACGTTCTCAGCCATTCGCCTCACTCCTTAATTGTGCCGCTTTTTCGCGGATGCGCTTCACGGTATCGACCGCCGTGCGGTATTCTTCTTTTGTGGGCAGGTCTTGTACCATATCGGGATGTTTGACCATCATGGCTCTCTGCAATTCGTGCATCGTCATATTCCAGGCGTCGTCTCTCGCAAGACCAAGATGCACCATTGCCACGCTAGCGAATTCAGCCGGATTAAATTTTCGAGGCGGCTTATCACTCGGCTTGATTCGTTTAGCGTCCTTCGTGTCGCCTACCATGCCGTTGATCAAGCATCGAGCGCCTAGCACGTATACATCTTCCCATGGTAAGCGTTTTTGCACGTAACGTAGCTTACCGCCCACGTCGCGGTAAAATCCGATCACATCGCTAACAGATTCATCATCACAGCACGCAGCCAGGGCAGCCAGTGCCGCTGCAAAACCGCCTTTGGTGGCGCGCTGCACACGGTCAAGCATCGCGGCTAGCTCGTCGGGCGTACCCAATGATGCAAGCGCACGAAAACTGGGGCGGAACGTGTATTCCACCCCATCGACGGTAACGCCAAACTCACCCGCCGCGATGTTCGCCATGTTACGCCGGAATGATGACGGTGCTGGTGGTGCCGTTGCCAGTCAATCGGCCCTCAATCGTAAACGTGGCCTCAGCATCATAAGACCGGTCTTTGTTGAACGTGGTGAATAGTGCTGGCGCTTCAATGACCAGCATTTCAGTAGAGCTCGACGGGTCGCTGAAACGCAGCCAGCCGGATGGTTGACCGCCATCCGGGTTGCGTACATGCAAGTAAAGCTCTTCTTGGTTTTTCGTTTCGTCAACACTGGATACGCCATCAAACGAAAACGTTTCGTTTTTGTACGTCACCAATGACTCGCGAATATTCCCCGTGCTGCAAGATGACGTGGTGTCCACTTCATCCCACGCCAAGCTCAGCGACTTAGACCGCGTGCAGCCCAGCAGCTTCCAGTCAGCCTCGATTGGGGTTGTTTGCGGGGGTAGGATTGCAAACTCAACGACTGTATCACGCCCTACGAAAGCGCCAGTCGGGGAAAGCGTAATAGCCATGCTTTTCTCCTTTGCCCTTTTCGGGCGTGTGCCCATGCGGGCGTTGTGGGCAAAATGCCCGGTTTACTGATCGTCAGTTAAGCACTGAACGTTTAGCTGAAAAACCCCACGGCCATCTTCGGTGTAGAGTGGGCCAGTGATGCCGCCCAGGGGTTCGTAATGTTTGATGCCCGGCGACTTATAGTTACCACGCAAGTAGCGCAAAATGTCGTGCATGCGCGTTTCTGAATCATCTATATCGAGATGATTGGCGCTGACCAGTATGAGCAGCACTTGCGGGCGCTGCACAAGATAATCAGACGTTCCGCCGGGGCCGGGTCGGCGAAGCACAAACATGGGGCGACCATCCCTTCGGGCATCATTCCACTTGTAATACTGCACATCAAAACCAGCCAGCAAGCTAGCAGCGTCTAAATGGTCGCGCACGTTGATTAGAAAGTTGCTCATACGCGATAGCCTTGTTTGATAATGGCTTGAATTTCGCTTGCGCCATCGCGCTCGAAACCTTTAACTAGGAATTGAGGTTCGGCGTTGGGATCCCATACGTTGCCGTCCGTTTTTGGATGGCGCGGCGTTTGCGTGCCCAATAAAACGCCTTTGGCGTTATGCACGTACTCGGCATAGCTCTCGCCGAATCCCATACGGCCTTCGTAGCCATTGGCGGTTTTCTTTACGTCACGGTACTGGCTGTTGATTAAGTTGCTGGTCGCCACTGGCGTTAGCGCGCTGGCGTACTTACCGCCCGCAATCAATACCTGCGTGACGGTTTTCTCGGTCATGCCGCCGCCAATTTCGCCAACCTTCTTGGCGAAATTCTTGCGAACGGTGTCAACGCCAGCGAGCTTGCTCATTTAAACCCTGATGACGGCCACGGTGACGCTGGTAACAGCGTCGTATGTGACGCTGACAGGCATGGTTCCCTTCTCGGTAAACACGCCGCTAAACGGGCCAATCATGCGCGACTCGCCCGCCGGGATGGTTACGTCTACGTCACTTGGCGCGACACCCGGCTCAGCATTAAACGTAGATACCACTGTCACGGTGTGTGGGCTGACGTCATCGTTGATAACGTGAAGAAACACGCCATTGCCTGCGTCAAATTCATCGCCTGCCACGTCTGCGGCTGCATAGGTAGGGTTTAATCCGGTCACTACAGTTTGCTGCGCGTTAAGAGTTGCCATGCTATAGCCTCCATTAATTGATGGCTTGATTTTAGCAGTATTTCGCTATGATTGCATTACTCTATCCACCTCTGCACCCCGCCATGATGCGAGCATGTGCCGCGCCTAGATTGCGACACTGAATAAGCGCCGCTCTGACAAATAGCGGTAGCGCCGCCAACAATAATAGGCTCGCCAGGGTATATTAACCACCCCAACGCCGCTATCACCGCGCCCATCGCCGCCCACTGAATCATGGCACTATTCGCGTATGATATTGCACGCGCATTGGCGCATCGTGCTGCACGGCATCGACAGGCAGCGCTTTTGCCTCGCCTATCCACCCTAGCGCAATCAGCGTGCCAATGGCAGCGAGTCCAAACGACAACCACTTAAGCCGATTCTGCCGTGTCTGAGCGTCTAGCAGTCTCGCCTCAGCAGCCCCTTGTGCTTTTGCGCGGTCGTCTTTTAGCGAGCCAATCGCGGCCATCACTTCTTTATGGTGCGTATCCATGCGGGTAGACAGGTCGGTGATGCGGTCGGTTTGCGTCCGATAACCGTCCTCTAGCGCATCAATTCTCCACTCTGCCCGCATTAGTCGCGTTTGCATATCGTCCATAACCGCCCTTATGTCATCAATTCCCAGTCAGGCAGTCCGCCCGGCTCGAGTTCATCTATCGGCCACCAGCGGATGGCGCGGATACGCTCAGCATCAAGCGGCGGGGAAGACAGCGCGGTGTGGTCGCCTAGCTTGATATACCACTCTCGCTCGGGGATGAGTGCGCTATCGGGCTCAGCCTCAAACCGGAATGTCTGGCTAGGCACGAACTCTGTTCCGTTGGCGTCTCGGGCTACATCGCCGCCGCCTTCGTAGCCAACGCGGGGGATAATGTAGGGAGGCGCACCGATAGGCTGGCCCCAATCGTCCGTACCACCCGTTGGCCAGACGGTGG